GTACTCTAGGATCATAGTTAATAATTGCTTCTACATCCTGTTTAATCATCCCTTTAATATCTTCAGTTAATGGCTCAAATAGCAAGTCCCATATAATAGTACCAAATCGAGGAAGCATTACTCGCTCACCTTGGCGTACATGAAAATGATTTAAAATATCCTGCTTAATAAGTTCAAAATCATACAAACTGAAATGCTCAGTTTTATTACTTACAGTACTAAATCCTTTATAAGTTTTTGGTTTAACTATGTCATTCTGTTTTTTTAAAACTGCAGGAATTTTTATTCTTGTATATAAGTCTGTCATTGGTCTTTTTCCGGTGGTTTAATTTTTTCAAACGTGTCTGTATCTATTGTGTATTTGGTCCATGCTTCTGGTGGTGTTTTCATTTCTTCATTAGTACCTTCAGTCCTGCCTTTACCATCTCGATTAGTTACCGGTGATTTAAACTTTTCTGGATCTAAATTTTCATGCTGCGGATATGGTTCATGTGTCGGTACACGCATCATTATTGAATTTAGTGTTTTATCTTTTACGTCAGTCGGTAATACATGTATCTTTAATGGTTTTGCTGCTACTGACGTTGCTTTTCCTGAATTTAAATGTATCTGACCGCCATCTATAGCAGTATTCGCTGCCTTAACACCAAAATCGCCAGTAATTGCATAATCAAACTTTCCACCAATAGTAATGTTGCCATCTTTAGTTGCTTTGATTGTAAAATTTTCACCAGTTTCAATATGCATTTCTTTTAATGCTTTAAAATTTATGTTACTATCTGCTTGAAAATTTATATCTCGACCGGCATGGAAATTAAAATCAGTTTCTGTATGAAAACTAATACTATCCTTAGCATACACATCAATCTTTCCGTTAGCTGTCATTTCAATCCAAGAATTACCACTACCGTGTGAGATGTAAATTAAATCTTCACTGTTATGTAACAGTATTTGATGTCCAGTGCGTGTTCTAATACGGATTAACTCATTATGCGGGGTACTATAATCTTTTGCTGATTCGCCTTGTTCAATTGCAATATATTTAGGCGCGGCATCTTTTGCAGGTTTTTCCCTAACATACTTGTCGTCACCATCATCCATTACAAATGTAGATCCGCCATGTCTTGTTACATAAGCGTTTTTTATAGGATGATCTTGTTTACCAATCGTACCTTGCTTTCCACTTTTGTTAAGGGGTCCAGGAGTTGAAATACCAAATACCATACTTGGTGTTTCACGGCGTGAGCTGCTAGTTGTAATACCACGGATGTCATCTTTAATTAAGCCACCGCCCTCTGTGCCTTGTTCTAAGACTGTTGCAAATGGATGTTTTGGTTTTTTAAATTTAGTAGAATCAGTTCCTGTATTCTTACTAGTCTTATTATATTCAGTAACCGGCAATCTAGATTTGTCATCAGCTGTATTAAATTTTGTAGCTGCTATGCCTGGAACCATAAAATTCATATGATCATCTTGTACGCAACCAATCCAATATGCACGTTTTACATCACCATTTATAAAAAATACAATAACGGTTGACCCAGGATCAGGTGGAACCATCCACATACCGTAACTTTGTCTTTCATCTTCTTCAGGATTATTGCTTTTTGGAGTAATCCCGTAAAACGGTGACATATATTTTGCCGGAATTACTTGCCCTGCTACTGGTTCGCTACCTGATATTCTTAGAATTTCAACTTCTATGCCGCCCATATAAATTGCGTCTAGATGTCCAACTACTTTTGCCAAAAACGGACCAGGTGTGGCATTAGGCTGCCCAATCGGCGATGACATTTCATTTCTTGTACCCATATTATTCCTAACTAAAAAACTCTTTAACGTCTTTTACAATATTACCCAAACTAAATGGTTTATTTTTTGAGTCTTCTTGTGTTGATTCTTGCAATGACGCTCTACGACATTTTAATGTCTGTTCAAACATTCCCATTCGAAACGAACTTGTTACGTTTGTAGGCGTATATAATCCACTAAATTGCATTAACGGTGTTGATGCAACTTCTCCATTAAACTGATACATACCGGTTGTTTGATCAATCTCAATTGGAGTTCTAAAATTAACTACTATATGTACTTCGCCAGACTGATGATTAATTGTGCCATCTAAATTTAAATTTGGATATTGTGTAGGTTTTGATGTATAATTACCAAATCCGCTATGATGTAAAAATGCAGGGTCGCCAACAATTCTCATATCAAGGTTAACCATATCATTACCAGAAATTAATGCATCGTGAAATAGTTTAGCAGCTCGAGTTTTTGGTGAGTCTGACCCCCCGCCGCCGAACCCATCAGTGATTGATATAGTAGCAGTATAAGAATTACGTTGCGGAGTTGATCCTTTTTCAGGGGTTTTTCCAAAAAACGATATTATATCATTAACAACACCGCCCGATTCTGAACTAGTTTTATCTGAAGTCTTTACATCCTGAGATGATTTTGAATAATCTGCTGCTAGTAGTTGAGTGTAGGTGTTTTTTATTCCTATATCAAACGACAACACATCAATGTTTTTACCAGTATACAAATAGTTGTACTCTTTTACTGCGCCAAGTAACAACTTATCATATCCTTGTGGTTTTTGATTAATTACAGTTAATCCCGAACTAGCATGTACATTATAAGGAACTACACGATATACAATTATTTTTGGTTTTACCCCAGTTGATGTATCATTTTCATGTGTTGAAACATTATACACCTGAATATCAATCTTCCACCATTTTTTATAACCCGATGGTGACGTGTTGTCTTCTTCAAGAGAACTAGCCGGATACTCACTTTGTAAAATTACTTGATCAATTGCATTAGGAATGCTAGAATCTTGTCTAAATTTAAAATCACTTTCGGCTGGGTTTGGTTCAGTTTTTCCTCGAACATTTACTTTTAGTTTCTCATCATACACAGTATCTTCAGTGCCGTATGGTGCATCAGCTGCGCGGTCTGGTCCAAACCCTAACTTTGATTTTCCAATGTTGTTGCATTCATCAGCTTTTTGAACATGATATTTAACATCCGGAACACTACTATCTTTTCCTTTTACACTTACTTCAGTTACTCCTAATTTTTTATATAGATCTTCTTTTGACCCAGACGTTGCACTTCCTGAATCTCCAGAATCATCTTTTTTATTAGATGCAATCGATGTTGGGAATATGATTAAAATCTCATCCGGTACTGCAATAATTCCATCTTTCTTAAATTGTTGAAGCCTTGCATTCCACACTGATTGCAAACTTTTATCACCAGTTTGTAATACTTCTTGAACAGTTGTTCCCTTAACTGTCATGTCGGTTTTTAAATGTGAATGTTCTGCACTTAGACCTTGCGAATTCCAAACCAACCCTTTGATTTGATATGTACTACCAGTTTCATTAACTGCCATTTCAATTTGAGTAAAAGTAAACGGAATGTATCGTGTAGAGTTTGGAATAGGCTGCATTGTACCTAACTCATCATTACCTCGAAATTCAATTGTTAATAAGAACGGTGCTGCATTCCAGTTATGATGATCGGCTTCCCAAGCAGCTTGTTGACATGCCATGGTAAACAGTCCCATACTGTACGGTTCTTTTACTGTAAACGCGATATTCGTAGATGAGATGTTGTTTCCTTGCAAATAACCAATTATACCTTCAACTGTTAGTTCGTCAACAAAGAAATCAAACTTACCGTAATCTGTATGAACTCGATTATTAGGATCAGCATTTGCTGACTTACAAATAATTTGTAAAGGTTTTCCTTTTCGTTTACCTGGCTGTAACGTTACTCCTTTAAGATATGAGTTATCTGGGAAATTAACATCATTATCATGCAATGCGCTAATAGTGATGATATAATCATACGTTGCATAATCATGCAATACATTTGGAATTGGCAACTCAATCTCTGGAATAGAATCAAAGTCTAACCCAAGATCTGATGCAAATTCTGATACATTTGTTGCTACTGTTTTTAAAACATCGTTTAGACCTTTAGTTGCTGCATCTATAAATGCCATGTTAAATCCCCATTACTGTTTTTAATTTACTTAGTTGAGGTATATATATTTGAACACCTGGTACAAAATCAAATATAGGATCTTGAATTACGTCTAAATTACGCTGTGTAAATACCCACCATAACGCAGCATCATTATATAAATCAAACGCTAACAAATCAGGTCGATGTGTATATTGTGATTCAATAGTATACAAGTAATCAGATACATCAGCTGCAACTGCTCGAATTTTTAATATATCTAAGTATCCATTAGTAACTGTAGTTAAAAACCACGGACTTTTATTGCTATATTTTGCTGCCATTATACATACCCAAAACTATTGTTAAGATAGCCGCCGGCTACAAAGTTGTCTAATCCAAACTTACGAGCACTTGTTCTGCTGTATGCAGGTGTTAAAACTATTGTAAATGAACTTTTAGTTGGAACATATGCAGTTCCGCCGCTTTTTGACATGCCAATACCCATTGAGTTTGCCATTGATGCAACTTCACCAACAGTATCGGCAATATCAGTAATTGTTTCAGTTATCTTTCCTAACCCAAATGATCCACCAATTGCGCTTGCAGCTGCACCAACTCCGCCAGCCATAGATGCAATTGCTCCTGCTAAACTAGTAGTTGTTTCAACTGGAATGTAATCACATTCTGCATTTAAACTTGTACTAAATGAGGTTACAACTACCGGAACATTATTAAAAACATAACTTCCGTACCCATTTAACATTACAATAGGTGGCGGATTTCCTGCTTTTGGATCGTTACCTGAAAACATTTTTGTTACTGATCTAAAATAATGTAATGCTGCAATCCAATACAACGCTTGGTTAGCATCTTCAACATTCATTGGAGCATTGATTGTAATTGTACCTGGATCACTATGTTGATAC